GAAGGGGGTTTTGCTTAGCAGCAAAACCCAAATAGTGGTATTTCTACCACCGCCCCCAGCCGTCTTTCCGAGCTGTCAGTGACTAATTCAACATCAATCGATGTTGGAGGATAGTTTCACTGCTTCATTAGAAGCGGATGACCCACGATAGAAAATCGTAGGTGCAAGCGTGTAGAGAGATACTTTCGCGTAACCATCACTTCCCCGGACGACGTCCGGGTCTATGTAGTCACGTACCGAGGAACGCGTGTAAACGCTATAACTCGGATACACCCAATCTGACGCATAACGCTTCTTAAGGCGTCTAGGCTTCAGGGTATAGGTGTCGAAGAATCCACCTCCCCAACCGTTCCTCTTGAGCTTCCGATTCGAACGAAGTTCAAATGAGCCGACCAGGTGGCCGTCTCCGAACCCGTCAGGACCGTATAGCCTTTGAGTTGGGTCTGTTCGACTCAACAAGAAGGATGCGAGCTCAGGCTCGCAATTCCTAACTGCAAAGTTATGGAAGGTATACAGGACTCGTTCGCTCCACGGTTTCTTACCGTAGAATGGACGTATACTCTCGCCTTCGAACCAGTCAGCACCGCAAGACTCACGGAAAGGACCTGTCGAAAAGGACTTCTCGTTATTAACGATAAAGCCCAACTCTTCAAGCACCCCCGCTACTCGAGCGTACGCCTTCGTGTGACAAATGATATCGTCACCGAAAACGCTGACATCTGGACCGAGACCCTCTAGCTCAGAGCACGACGAAGCAATCGACCAAAAGAGTAAACTCTCTAGTTCGAAGGTGTAGCCGTTCCCCATACTTGAGAACTTCTCGAGTTCCAGAATCCCTCCGCAACCCCCTCGTTCAACAGCGAGGTCCCCAGTCCGTAATTCGGCTAGAAAGTCGAACCAAGACTCGGGGAGAAGGAGGCGGACCACCGACCAAGAAACAGTATCACTCGCCGAGCTGAGGTCTAGTGTGGCAAGACTGCCATCTATGGACCCCTGCAAGGCTAGCGACTGGTTTCTTGTTTGGTCGGTGAGGTCCTGGGAAGCTAGGCGCTCCATACGTTCCTTGATATAGCCTCCGACGGCTCTTTGGGCGAACCCATTGAGTATCGGTTCAACTACAATTGGACGCATGCTCCTAGCATCTTTTGACACGTAACTAAGCTTACCCGGGTGGATTTCAACACTAGGATACATTAGTAGGTCTTTATCAGACCGTTCTAATTTCTCCCAGTCTCCTACACGGAGACCTAATTGGTGCCAAACCCACAACGGTGCCTCTGCTAAGAGGCTACCTACCACAGGAAGCATGTCACGACTACACGCTAGTCTGGCATTTAACTTCGCGCGTGGCGAAGCAAATCTGCCCTTCACGTTTGTCGTGGCCCCCGGCCCAAAGGAGATCATTAACTGTTCAAAAGTCGGCACCGATCCCAAAACATGACGGATTTTACGCCTAGCAGCATGGATAATGCTCCAGGTGCCTGTATCAAACAGGCCGCCATCAATAGATCGGTTGTACTCTAAACAGCGTTTCTCCATTTCCCAGAACTTGTCCTCGGCCCGCTTGCGCGGGTTAAGGCCTATATCACGCCATTCCTGTTTTTGAAACAAGGCATGGACCTGACGTGCGATTTGGAAATCTCGCACAGTGGTCGGGGACGAGTAGTCAAACTGGTAGTTAGCCAGGCCGACATAATCATCCTTTTCCACTAGGGCGGTTAAATCCTTTGTTAGAGGACCGCCAAGACTGGAAAGGAACTGGGAGACTTCGAGGAGGAATTGTTTAGATTCCCCGACGCTCCATTCATCAATCCAATTACTCATTTAGGTAATTTCCTTAGTTGATTAGCCAAGTGATTGAGCACTCAGGGGCAAACGCCCCATCTAACGACCCCAGGATTGGGGGATTAGAACGGCAAGGAGCCTTGAGTGAAGAACACAGGACCTGGAGCAGTGCTGCTTTTGAAGGCATCAGCTGCAGAGGCCTGAGTCAGAAGGCCGGTAGCCGTGGTGCTGGTTGCACCTTGTAGGATACCAACGCCCAATGACAGAATGTTCGCTCGGTCGGCGGTCGTAGACCGTTTAGACACCACCCCGTTCACGTACATCGTATTGACGTACGCAACAGCGGGCGGCGCGACATAGCCAGCACTCGTTCCTGAAGCGCCCAAAGTCTCCATAACGGGGACGTCGAGCTTCATAGCGAACTTGCGGTCGCCACTCTTCAGCAGTGTGGATTCCATCTCGAGAGTCGGCTGTCCCTCAAAGGGGACTCCGGCGATTTGGGCTCTCCACAACGGCTTCGGAGTATCGGTGACAGGTACGAACGTGATCTCTACACGAGTTCCCGTTGAATCGTCCTTCACCAGCAGGTTGGTCATTACAGCCATGAGGCTTGTTCCTTATAACGTTATCCCAGGGAGAATTCCCAAGGAGGTTTGCCCGAAATGGGCTTTTCTGAGTTGGTATCCTCTTTGCAGAGGGATCGAGGCTCAAGGTAACTGAATCACTTCAGGAACCTTCCGTGAGCAAGGGCGAGAGCGTTATAAAAACGCCTAGTGGAGTTAACCCCACCGAAGTTAAAATCAGGTAAAGGAACAGCCGGAGGAGTACTCGAGTAAGTACGGATCATATGGTTGGATCTTATGCGAGCCCGAGGGCTCCGTGGGATACCATCAATAACCCGTACGCCTGCGTACTTCGTAAGGTTGTATTTAAACTGAACTTCCGTCCAATCGATCTTGATGAAGTCCGTCACCAGCCACCGACCTTTGAGTTTCGGTATCTGGTTCAGATTCGATAGATAATTTCCGAAAGGGAAAAACCAATCGATGACGAACGACCAAGGAGTTAACTCCCACGCGATGGACAAAGGGTCCACAAGGCCGAGTTGTCGGGCGGCAGAAAGCTCTTCGTACATTTCGTACTGGAGCCTACGACCAACCTTATACTTAGCCTTTCCCGTGTAGTTAGCTGAGGAAGAGATTTCCAACTCCCTCAGTTCAACATTTCTGGCCAAGAACATCTTTGTTCGAGGACCGTCTGACAAAGCCTTAAACGCCTGCATGGCGTCAAAGCTTGAAGACAGAAGCGGTAACCAGCCATATTGTAACTCCAACCAACGCCCGGATATGTCCTTCGCTTTGAGGGAAGTATTTTTCCGAGCTGACGTGCCTAGTTGCCGAGCCGCAGTAGAGAAATCTCCGCGACGCAAAGCAAGGGCAGCACGACCTAGTTTACCGAGATTACCCGCTAACAAGCCAACCGTTTGGTTGAGTTGTCCAAGTTCTACACCCAGATTGAAATCAGAGCCCTTAATCTTCTCTAAGAGTTGACTAAAGGCCTTATTCTTCTGGTTATCGGTCACCGACTGCTGAGGATTACTCCCCAGCAGCTTACTCGGGTCCCAAGCACACCCATCCTGCACCATTACTGGTACATTAGGGGCATACGGCGGAACGGGATAGTGACAGATAATGTCGAACATGTTGTATATCGGGTTCGTGGAGATACGCACAGAGGAATAATTATTCCACTTACTACGTTGTCGACCACCCACCGTTTCATATTTTCCATCAGTTCCAGTCGATTGGCGGCGATTACTCTCCGCCATAGACATGAAAGCAGACGGATAAGAACCAGTGGTAACGGTAGTCACTCCGAAGCTTCAGGCATTTCGATCTTAGACGGGTAGTCTTTGATCTTATAGCACTGATCCCCTTTCGGGGTTACCAGGCAAACGTAGACGTCCTCACTCGATGTAGTGGCGAGCGATGTCAAGGCTGAGCACCCACAGAGAAGTCCGAAGACGACTCCGAGGGCCAGCCAAAACACCGCACTAAGCCACTTTCGAGAGAGAGGAACAGTATCCGCGTTATCCATGATAGCTCCAGTGATGGGCCGCCTAGAAATAGGCAGTCGAGGGGTACAAACCCTCAAGTAGACCGCACCCGACATGGGTGCGGTCCATCCTTGATGGGCCGCCTAGAAATAGGCAGTCGAGGGGTACAAACCCTCAAGTAGACCGCACCC